TATGGGTTCTACCCCTTTGTCCCCAACTGGGCTCTGCGCTGAGCGTTGAGTTCCCGGTTACGAGCCGCCACTTCCGCCCGACTCATCTTCTTCGGCTTGGACTGTTTAATGTTGCAGATGCGAATAAGCGTGAACAGACGATTCAAATGCCAATTTTCACATTCGAACGGAATCTCGAACACGGTCATCCAATAGTAAACCAGCTCAGAAGTGATAACCTCTCTAGCTTGAGGGGTTCCCGGTTGTTCGGAAAACCAAGTAGCAGTCATCTTACGATCGATGTAAGCATTAATCGCCTCCAGATTCTCTTTAGAAAGTTTCTGGAGAAAATCCCCCGGGGGATTTGGCGTCATTACCATACAGCGAATGTAAGCTAGAACCTCTTCCGGAGATTTACTGTCTTTGCCCAAAAACGGCTTTTCGAATTCTGACTCCCATTTTGAAAGAGAAACCAAAGAATGCTCCAGTTGGAGTTCAAACCCACCTTGCGTACCGAACTTGTCGGTCTTCTCGTCATAGATGTCAACCGCTCCAACTGTGATGATGAGCATTCTCTGGTCCTCCTTCCATCTTTAGAGCACGTGGTAGTCCGGTTACGAATCTCCCACAGACTGACAAGCTCCAATCCCGGAGAGTTAAGGAAGAGCTAAGCTGCCCCCCGCGACCCTTACCTGGAAGTCACGACCTCGTGCTTATGATTTTCGACTACGGTCCCGTCTCAAACAGCTCGATGACCTCATCCGGGGAAGGGAGATGCGGCTCGTCAGTCGCCGACCCGAAGAGCATGTCCTCGAGTGCCTTGAGCTTGGCCGGATCCACCACCGTGGAGTCAATCGTCAGTAGTGAGGTCGGCTTGTGTCCGGTGACCGACATCGGTGTCGTCGAGAAGTCCCACGAGAACGAGATTGCCTCGGGGGAATCGTTGACCGAGGCGTAAGCCTTCTCCGACGGCGAAGCCTGGGCGCCGTAAATCAGGTGCAGACGATAGCCATGGTCCTGGCCATCAGTATCATTGCCCTGCAACGAGCGATAGACCAGACCAAAGGGACGCCTTCCCTGCTGGCCCACCTGAACTCCAGGCGCAGGCTCGGCCGACCCGTCGTTCTGCCCAAACTCCTCCGGATAGGTGAAAGCCTCAATCGTTCCGCCGAACTCCTCAGCCGAAATGAGATTCACGTACACCGTATTGTCTGCAAATTGCTTGTTGGATTCCGCCCCGGAAGGCGACTCCGTAAGCGTCGTGAGACCGTTCCACGCCACACCGTCGGTGTAAGCACCGGTATCATCGATTTGATAGAGGACCCCGTGATCGACGCCGGTCTCGTAGAGACGCTCGCCGACGTTGTCCCAGGTCAATGCTGGCATGCCTAAGAACTCCTTTTCAGAAGAAGAGGGTGAAGACGAAGTGATTGAGATCGTCCGAGGCAAAGGAACGCTGAAAACTTACGTATCTCAGCGCTTCGACTTGGTCAGCTATCTCGGTATCTGGATCTCGGTCTACGACCGTTATCTGGTATCGCTTGGCGTTTCGATACAGCTCATTGTTCGCATGATTGGCCAAACCTCCATCGCGTGAATAAATGATGCATGGGTATTGCATCTGAATATCCGATGGAGGTTGAAAGTAGACGTGCTCGGTCAATCCTTCAAGGAGTGACTGAAGCGCCAGCCGTTGGGCCATTGTACACCTCCCCCAGCTGGAGAACAAGGCGGGGAGCCTCGACTGAGACATCGGTCACAGTCCAAAGCTTCCCCGCCCATTCTACGTAACGAATGGCGAAGAATTGCTCACGAGTGTAAGCATTAGCCACGATGCTGATCGAATTACCGACGGTGAGATTCTTGTTCAAAGTCTCACCTTGTTGGAGAATTCTCCTATTTTGAATGACTTCACCATAGAATGAATGCTCTGTGATAACATCGGTAAACACGCCTGGCTTTACTTCAGCGGTCTCACCGAATCCGACCCGTCCGTGGAACCTCGCCATCGAATCAGCGAACTAAGAAGCCGGGCCGCCAGCTGGCGTACCGCGGAAGGTCCACTCGTCTTCGACGTTGTTGTCGAAGAAGTAGCCCGCGTTCGGAACGGCGTAGATAGTGAGGTCCACACCCTCGTTCACCGTGTACGGCGAGCCCGACGCCGTAACCGCGGCGTTGGTATCGCTGCGACGGTAGGTGACGCCAGTGGTATCGACAATCGTGAACTTCGAGGTGTCGGAGTCGAACGTTGGGTCAGCCGGGCTGGCCTTGGTAGCCCCTGCGGCAGCCTGGCGAATGACCAGCGCGGACCGGATCTTGGTCAGGGCGCCAGACGACCGGGCCTCGATCAGGTACTTGTACTGGTTGTAGTCGATGTCGAAATCGTCGAAGAACGACACCTCGCCACCGCGATCCGCACCGACCGTGTAGTCCTGGAGGTTAACGATGATCCCCACCAGGTCAGGCACGTCCTCCATAACCTCAACGGTTTGGACCGAGGAGACTCCCAGCTCCGAGGCCAGATCGCTTGACGTACGGTAGAAGCGACGGCCCTGCGAGTCGCGAGCCAGCAGCATCTGCGTCATCACCGGCAACGTTGTGTAGAACGTCGGAAGCCCGGAGCCCTTGTAGAACCGCATGGAATCGAGGATCTTGTCCACGAGATCCGTCTTGCGCAGGTCCCCGTCGACGTCGATAGTGATTGTCGCCGCATAGAGGTCATCGTCGTTGACGATCGAGCGGATACCCGCTCCGTCCGTGGCTCCCGAGGGGTCGCGAATCTTGTCCTCGTCATCGATGTCACGGCCGTCCCCGATGAGAATGGCGCGCGCCAGTTCTTCGTCTAGCATGAGGCGCATCTCGGCCTTCAGCCACAGCACGACATCGAAGTCCGTGATGTCAACGATGTCATCCCGATCGAGCTTCTGCTTCTTGTAAATCGTGCTCGGCGTGGTGACCCTCTTCATGAGGCCGAAGAACTCTTCCTTCTTCAGCGTGCCCTTGATATAGCCCTTGGCTCGGGCCTCGGCGTGGGTAATGTCCGCGGTGATCGACTTGATCCTTGAGAACGGGCTCTTACGCACCCCGGCCAGGACCGCAGAGACCCACTCGGTGCGCCGCGAGTCGAACTCGGGCGTATCCGTAATGGTGCGCGCATCCGGAAATAGCGTGTCGATGTTTTCGATGCCATGCTTGAAGGCGTAGTCCTCCACCGCCTCCTTCAACGAGCCACGCTTGACCGCGTCTTGGGCGATGCCACGCATGGCGTCGTGAGAGAGCACGGTCCGAGGCTCGCCCTTACGTGCCTCGCTCGCGGTCTCGAAGACGTTGCGTCCGCTCATCTCGTTCTCGTCCTTGTCTTCGTGGGTGATGTCCTCCTTGTCGGAGGCGCCGGTCTCGGTGGTGGTGCTATCGGAGGTTTCGACGCTCTCCAGAGCGGCACCCACCATGTAATGGACGACCTTCTGCTGCTCTTCCGTCATCGACTCGTAGACGTCTTGGACGGTCGGATCTTCGCCATCGTCGTTGGCGGTAGACTCTCCCTCCGTCTCTTCGTCGGCCTTTCCGGTCTCTTCGGTCTCGACTGCGGTAGCATCGGCATGCTCAAGCTCGAGACCGGTATAGATAATCGCCTCATCGGCAACAATATCGATCTCGCCGTCGGAATGTGCGATCTCGATGTTGTCAATCAGTGCGCCGGGATTGGCCCCAGCCAAAACCAGCGAGACTTCGCGAATGATTCCGTGAGAAACCTGCTTGCCCTTTTCGATAAGCGAATTGGCAAAGATCGATAGCGCCGAGATATCCTCGTGCTCCACCAGCGTCTTCGCATTTTGGGCCTGCACGGTTTCGTTGAAGAACCCATAGCAATACGTGCCATCCTTGCGATCCTCCAAGATCGCGTGACCCAGCACGTTTTCAGGCGAAGCGTGGCCATGCTGCCAGACCAGCGGCACCCTCTGAGAATCCTGGTGCGCAAACGCACCGGGAAGAATTGTCCGTCCATCCGAGCAGCGAAGCCCAAACTTCGTGGCCCAGCCACTGAAGTCGTGCTTCTTTTCGACCGCTGCGGTCGAATGCATCAGGCTGTTCTCCGGCAAAGAGTCACCGAAGTCCAGTCGGGACTTTGCTCCCATTTTGACTGTCCTTTCCTCTTTTGGATCTTCGGCGCTCTTAGAGCGCAGCTAGCTTCTGTTTGGCGACTGCGAGCTGTCCTTTCACCTTGGTAGCCAGAGCTTTGAGATCCTTGATATGCATCTCACTTGGCTTCTGGCTTGCGCCCTTCTTGGAAGACCCTCCGCCGCCAGACTTATCTTGAGCCTGCTTCGCCTTATTCTTCAACTCTTGAGCATGCGACTTGCGATACTTCTTGGCTTCGCGTGCCGCTTTGGATTTCTCAGCTGCCGTCTGAGGCTTGTTCTTTTCCTTTGCCGAGCGTTCTTTCTTGGCGGTCGACTTCGCCGAGGCTAGATTACGCTTGACGACAGCTTCCTTTTCCTGGATAAGCTGCTCCAGTTCCTGCAATTTCTTCGACAGGTTCGTGATACGAGCCTGAAGTTCCGCCTTCTGCCTGGCTCTTGCCGATTCGTGTCGACGAGCATTAGTTCGGGCCAATCCTGCAGGTTGACGACTCGATCCTGGTTTCTGCGTAGACCCTCTTTGCCGTCCTATGAGATGCTTGTGCCGCTCGTAATACAGATGGGCCTTGACCGGGTCGTATCGACCACGAGAAGCCGACTCACCAATAGCGCCGTTCAAATGCAGCAATTGGTGAATTTCTTCGGTAGTTGGAATTCGCAACATCATCCACCTGCCAGAGCTGCGTCAACTTCTGAGGTGGTCTGATCAAGCTGGGCATTCAGTTGATCTACAGCCGGATCGGGTTGATTTGTGATGTCCACTGCCGTGGAATCGATAGCATTGGCATTAGGATCCACTCCGGTCTTGGCCTGCGGCATGTTGGCATTGATAAGCGCGTCGGCCTTAGGCTCCGGCCTCGGCTTCATACCGATAGCTTGGCGAATCTCGTTGGACGAGGTGATCTCGTTACGGGAGAACTTGTCAGCAATGTCGGCGATTCCACCCTCGCCACCGAGTGGAACGAACTTGAACGGATCCCGGAAGTACATAATCGACTGACCCTGCGTGCGAGCCGTCTTCGTGAGGAAGACGCGAATCATTGCCTCGACAATGGCATCAAGCAGCGGTTCAACCGTACGAGCGTAGTAGTTCAGCATGATCTTCTCATCAGCTGTTCCGTTCATAATCTCAGGGGTAAGTCCCAACTCGCTGTAAAGCTGGGTCTTGAGCTCCTGAATCTGCGGAAGAAGATTGTTTTCCACCGCTCGGTTGAGCTGCACCACCTTTTCCGTACCATCGGTATAGGCAATACCGTATTGACTACCCTTAAGCTGAAACTCAATATCCTTACGCCGTTGCTCAGCTTGTTGACGACGAGCCTCAGACTTGATGACATACGGCAACTGAATGATCATGTCGAGCTTGCCTGCCGCCGACTGCTCGTCCATATCATCCAAAAGATTAAGTTTGCGAATCAGTCGCTGAAGCGTCGAATTCGTCTCGTTCATCACCGAATAAAGCGGATTCTCAATAATTGCCACCATTTGTTTGGGTAGCGTAATTTCTTCTCGCATTCCGCGAGCCTCATTGTACACCGAAGCCCGAATATGTAGTGGATACCAGTCGGTGATGCGACCCACCCGCATGGTCTTAATGTCAAAACCACCAGAAGTTTCGGGTGACAGCGTAGTATCCACCGGAACAATCGCCGCTACACCTTCGTCGAGAACGGTCATGGCTACATCTTGTCGAAAAGCCCGGCCTGCTTGATCGACATTGGCTTCCAACGTCAAACAACTGTTAAGACCGCTCTCAATGTCTTCCAGATATCGTTTTTGGTCGTCTGTACGTACATGCCGCATAGGCACTGCTGCCACATCGATGCCAATCCGAGTATAGATTGAGGAGATGATCGAGCGTTCGTTCGAGAAGCGCCTTCGTGGT